GCCACAATATGCTCTTCTCTTATCCATATTTCCTCATCAGCAGTATCTTTTACTTTAACTAACATTTTATTTCACCATAAAAGTAACTTTTGTATCTTTATTTTCAAGAATATCAAGAATCTTAATCATTTTTTCTATAGCTTGGAGAGCGTAACTTTCGATATCTAGTCTAGAAGGTATTTTTGTGCTTCCTTTAAAACTTTGCCTATAAACTAATTTTTTGGTAGTAGCATAGAAGAGAAAACCATTTATATAAAAAACTTCATTAACAAGGTCTTCATAATCTTCTGACTCACAACGTCTCAAGAGCGTTTCAAATTTACTTAAGTCAAAAACGATTTTAACACTTACTTTATGTTCATCACATTTTAATATTTCAATAGGTGATTCAATCATTAGCTTCCCCTTCAAGTTTTGTTTTATATTTATAAAGTCGATCAAGTTCTCTCTTAGCCATTTCTAACTGTTCTTCATAATCGTTTATGGCTTCATCCATTCTTATGATCGCCAAATCAATTTGATGTTCTAAAAAGCCACCGTTAAGAACTATACCATAAACCATTGAATTATTATTAGATAATAATTTTAGGCCCTCTATCACTTTTTCTTCAATTTTTATTATTTTTTCTCCTTCATCTATCTTTTTATTTATTTGCTCTAGATTCATTTTCGGTCATCTCCTGGCCATGTACACTTTGGGATAACTCTATCTTTCCCATAATCATCATAATTAAGAGGATAATCCCATTTATTTGTTAATTCAATCCAACTATCTGGAATTTGTTCTTTTTCAAGGATTTGAAGAACTGTACCATCTCTTTTTACTTCAACAACATCTCCCCGATCTTCCCTTTCTATTTCAACAGGAACTTCAAATACAACTTTTCGATCGTTTGTAATCAAATATGATTTTGTTCGACCGCCTCGACGACCACTAACTTTTAAAATTACAGTTTCTATATCCCCTTCAAGCTTAATAGCTCCATCATATGCTGTTGGATCATATTTAGCGTTTAAATTACGGAAATTTACGATGTTTAATTCATCTTTAACTTTATTTAATTCATTACGGTTACGGACAATGAAAGTTTCTTCAGTAAAATCGAAAAAATGCCATAAAAGTTTGATTCTTTCCGCTAATGGCCGACGGAATAACCAAATATCATTCCAGCAAAGTATATCAACTGCAATAAATTCATCATCTTCAATAAAGCCCTCTAAAACATACGACATGCCGGAATCAGGAGGTGAGACTAGAGAATGAGGTAATACATCAAGTTTCTTACCGGTCATGTCGTATATTTCAAAAAGTTCACCATCTTTATGGACGTGAATTTTATTTTTGTGATATTTTGTAACCACCCCGGGAAACCTTATTTTCCCTACATCTGTTGAGGGTACGACCATTTTTAACGGAATACCAACAACGGGAGTAATTCCTTCTAACCTAGCTCTTTTACTTGCAAGTGCATGAGCAATTGCTGTTGTTTCAGGCTGAATACGCCAAGTATCAATGCATTCTTGTACATCTATCCCTCGATCTATACAAAAAGTTCTTAAAATCTTTTCCCGGGGTGGGGTAAACTTTTGCGTTGCAATATAATTTAAATAGATTTTTTCTTCTACAGTAAGTTTGTCTTCTATTTCTTCTATTCTATTATTAATAAGAGCATTGTATACTTCGTGAGATAATAATTCTGGATATTCAGCACCATCACTAAAGTCTATTTTTACTCCAATAGGATTTAATGCCATTAAAAGGCCCGCTGGACTTCTTAAATACTTATAAGTATCAGTAGTATTATATGTTAAAAAAAGCTTCCATGCACCAACTAAAGTACTGAAAAGATCATTATCATAGTGATCTTCATCTAATCTACTATTTTTCCTTACAAATTTTGTGTTTGTACTCAAACCATCCCGTATAATTGTATCACCTCATTTATAAAATATGTGATTCTTGATCATATATAAAGCTTTCGAAAGAACTACCGAAAAGTTTATATATGATAACACCGAAACCTTTATATAGTTGATTGTACAATCCACATGTTTAAATAAAGCCGTACTATTTTTATATTTAAGTGAATTTTTATGGATAACAGCATCGTCAGTGAACAAGAACGCCAAGAGTTCATGTATTTATGCAAAACAAATCCAGTATTTTTTGTACAAAATGCCTTAAGAGATGAATATGGCGAACCATATATATTAGAGAGCTATCAGAAAGAGTTTTTGAATTGTGATGCTCGTAACCGTGTTTTATTTTGGGCACGTCGTCTTTCGAAATCATTAATGATAAAATTCGAACTTTTACACAAATCAGCATTTAACTTAGCATTTAAATCAATGGTAGTATCTCCATCTTGGGAACAGTCAAAAGAATTCGGAGAAGATATACAAGACATAGTTAATTCTACAGAATGGCTTGAAAGAATGTTTACCTCAATGAGTAAAACGAAATTCAAGCTAAAAAATAATAGTCGTTTCAGTATGGTATCTGCTGGAAATAAAGGTATATCAAACTTAGGAAAAGGTGTTCGATTACTAGCTTTCGATGAAACACAACAGATACCCGACGATGTATTTACATTTTTACGTCCTACCCTGCTCGGACAGAAAAAAGGGCTACGTAAATGGCTAATTTACGCAGGAACTCCACTTGGGAGAATAGGACAATTTTATGATATTTATAATAAAGGAAGATTCTACGTAAAAATGGACGGAATTTATGAAAATCCCGATGTAGAACCACAAGCCGTAGGAGATTATATTGTTTTTGAACGTCCTACTGTTATTTTAAGCGAAGATGGAACAGAAATTATAGGAACAGGTACTAATAGGGTAACAATCGACGAAATGATTATGGAAATGAATGATTTACCCACAACCGGGTTCTTACGTGAGTATGCTTTACAGTTTTTAGATGCCATTGGTGAAGTTTTCTCAAGAGGATTAATCGAAAGCGTACTAGACCGAAATCGAGACCCACTAATAGAATCTAACAAACCGATAATAATGGGCCTTGACCTTGGTAAACATCGTTACAGTTCTGTATTAACTATCGCTGAAACCCCAGGGAAAAATAAAGCTGATATAGGTAATGTTATTGAATACCCGCTCGAAACAGATTACCACGATTTATGTAATCAAATTATAAAACTACGTGCACGATACCCAAATACGTTTGAAATCCGTATGGATGAAACCGGAGTGGGAAAAGGGGTAATAGAAATATTTGAACGAGCGTTCGAAAAAGAATGGCGTGGAGTAGACATTGTAGGTTTTGATTTCAGTGGCCCCCGAAAGAAAAAAGAATTTGTAGAAGCTGGAGTAGCCATGTTAGAACAAGGAGGGATAACAATGAACTACAACACCAAAATGATAAACGAAATGTACGAATTCCGTCGTGAAATAACAGACAAACAGAATATAATTTACCGAAAACCCCAAGGGGGAAGCGACGACTACGTAGATTCATTATTATTAACATTATTAGGAATACGAGAATATTATGACTTCGATCAAGAAGGACATAACGACATCGTACAAACAAGCAACCAATTATTAAGTTTCGCACGAGACAAATTAAGAAAAGTGAGGATATAAGATGGCTAGAATTGGAAATCTAGATATCAGTTGGAAAGGAGATAAACAGCGAGAAGTATTGGCCGCAAAACCTGCAACACAACCTAAAGCAGGTAAAGTAGATACATATTACGCTCCATCCTCTAAAGCATTCTCTACATATAAAAATGTAGCTGGAGATGCTTCATTAACCTATGATATTTTAGAAGGATTATACCGAAGAACCATAATGAGAAGAATTATAGATAAACCTGCACAAGATGCTACTCGTTTAGGTTATACAATGCATGTACTTAACCAAAATGGTGATATACACGAAAAAGCAGAACAAATCTGTCATGAAATTACTAAAATGATAAGAAGACGGTCTCTTAAGACTACATATAGAGATCAGAAATTGTATGGAGATGCTTTTCTTTATCAACAGTTAGGAAGTGGAAATCCGTCCGGAATAGTTGATATAGAACAAATTTACAGTGTAAATCCACGATATATCGAACCTGATATAGATAATAACCAACAACTTAAAGGGTGGATATATAACTCATCTGCCAAAGGACAAGTAAATTTAAATCTTGAAGACATATGCCATATTCCAAACAATCCATTAACAGGACAACTATATGGTAATTCATCAATGGAATCAGTACTTCAAGTATTAAATCTAATGCTAAATTCCCAATTAAGTATAGCAGTAATAATAGATAAAATAGCAACACCATTTATACATTGGCTAATTGATTCAAAACACGAAAAGCGAAAAACACCATTAACAGAAATATTAACTTTTATAAAAAATTTAGGGGTACAATCAGTAGGAAATGATATAGTAACTGATTCCTCTATTACAACAGAAATAATAGGAGCAGGAAACAAACTAATCGACTTTTCACCTATTTTAGATAAATTAGAACAAACATTCTATGTAACATCAGGAATACCAGGACAAATATTAGGAATGCCCGCAGATAATTTATCAGCAATCACAAGACAACTACAAACATACTATGAAGACCTATTTGACTTCCAAGAAAGCACAATGGACTATTTAATATCAGATATTTATGAACCAGCATTGTTACGGCAAGGAATAGATGATTATATGACTATTTATGCAAGTTATAGTAAGCCAATGATTGAACAAGAGTCTAGAATAGCAGTATGGACAGATATAGCAACAAAAGATGGAGCTATAAGCCTACAAGAAATGAGAGCAGCATTAGGATACAATGGATCACCACCACCTGCACCAGAAGTTATTGACAGTAAAGAAACGACATCTGATGTAAAACCAGAACTAGACAAAAAACAGAACCAGAAAAAACCAGCAGGAACCAGCCCAAAGTGATTATATGAAGAGGGAAAAAATTTGTCCTGCTTGTAAAGGTAGTGGAATAATTATTATTCCTGGAAAAAGGCATGTTGTAAAACCAGAAAAAGACCCGTGGGATGAATTTGACGGAAGAAATTATCATCAAAAAGTATGTCGAAGATGCAAAGGGAGAGGTGTAATATGAAAATACCAAAAATATTTCATCGAATTTGGCTAGGGCCCGATGAAATACCTTTAGATTTTAAATATTATGGTGAAACATTTAAAAAATTACATCCAGATTGGGAATATCGTTTATGGACAGATAATAATCTTCCAATTGAAAATTTTATTAATAAAAAACTATTCAAAGAAATAGAAGGTTATGTTTTAAAAGTGGATATGGCCCGATTTGAAATATTACGACTCTTTGGTGGAGTATATGCAGATACAGACTTCGAATTTTATAAAAATATAGAGAATTTAATTGAAAATCTTGATATTTTTAGTGCTGGAGAGAAAAAGGGGATAATAGGTAATGCTATTTTTGGTTCTATGCCAAACCATCCTCTTTTAACTAAAATTTTAAAAGCTATGCCAAAAAGCATTATTGCAAATGAAAAATATGGGCCAAATATTAAGACAGGGCCCGTTTTTTTGACTTGGTTATTAGGAAATGATAATTTACCTGTTTTTGGCCCCGAACTATTTTTCCCCGCACCAGCAGGATATCAAACTCCTGCTGGAAAGCCAGAAATGTTTCCAGATGCTTATGCAAATCACCATTGGGCAGCTAGTTGGGTTGGTTTAGAAGAAAAAGTAACAGGACATGTTCCAAAAGACATTGAACATTTGCTGAGGTAGATATGTTATCCATAATCATTCCATATAGAGAATCTTTCTATCCCGATAAAGGATATCGACAAAAAGCTTTTGAATATGTGGAAAATCAATTCCAAAATTACTATCCTGATGCAGAGATTATTATTGGAAAGCAAACTAATGGAGAAAAAGAATTCTGTCGTTCGAACGCTATCAATAATGGTGTAGCAAAAAGTACTGGTGATGTACTTCTTATTTCTGATGCAGATATTATTATTAAGAAAACAACTCTTGATAAAGCTTTTAACTTAGATACTTCTTTCGTTATCCCCTTTGGAATATGTTACAACCTTAATCGGCAAATTTCTGATAATATCATTAATGGGAAAACGTTTAGTGATAGAGAAATATTAAGAAATCTGAATGGAATACGAGATATTCGGCCAGGACAGAGCACATTTGGAGATAAACTTGCTGGTGGAATTCAAATAATTACTCGTAAACTTTTTAACAAAGTTAACGGTATGGATGAACGGTTTAAAGGGTGGGGATATGAAGATACTCATTTTTGTTGGAAATTAATGGCTCAAATAGGAGATTATCCTATATTAGAGAATGAAAAAATTTTCCACCTATGGCATCCACGAGATAACCAATTAAATAATGCAAATTACTACTTAGCACAAAAAGAAAAAATAAAATTAGGGATAAAAAATGGAAAACGTGATGTTAGGTTGCCCAATAAGTAAAAATAGAATATTACCAACCTATTTAGAATATTTATATAATTTAGATTATCCTAAAACAAATATCCATTTAGCTTTTCTTGTGAATAACTGTACTGATGATACATATGAAATTTTAGATGTTTTTAAAGAAGAACATATAAATGAATACCGTGAAATTGATGTATGGTTTATTGACGGGTTAAGTCCTGGATATATTGATGGAGATCGATATAAAAAACGAGATTATAGAGCCTTTGCCAAAATAAGAAATATATGGCTAAGCATGATGTCAGACGTTGATGAATATATTTTTTCTCTTGATTCAGATATTTTGGTTCCTCCTTATAGTTTAAAACGTTTACTTTCTCATGGAAAAGAAATAATTTCTCTTTTAGTATATCACCAATTAGGTCAGTACAATATTCTAAAAGAAAGAATGTTTCAAAACAAATATTCAAATATGTATGAATTTCCACGAGAAGTCATCGAAGTAGCAGCAACAGGAGCTGCTATTTTAATACATAGAACTGTAATAGATGAAGGAGTACGATATGAATTTCATAGACAAGGCGAAGACTTAGGTTTTTGTCAAAATGCAAGAGACTATGGTTTTAAAATCTATTGTGATGCAGGATTGGAAGCAGAACACATTATGAATCGAAATAGTAAAAAAATTTGGGATGCATGCATCCCGGAGTGGGATAAAAAATGAAAGTTGTTGGGCTTCTTATGCCTCGACATGGTAAAAGAGAAGATGGTGAATATTTTGCGAAAGTGAAACTAGAACAATATTGTGAAGATGTAATAAATTATAAAAATAGAGATGAAATTGCTTCTTTTAACCCCGATTGGGTAATTATACTATGTGATGATGAAATATTTTCTCCACGAATGGATTATATGTTTAATTCATTAGTTCTTAATGATTATGTAAATATATGGACATCAAAATGTCTTTATTTCTGGGATTCGGAAGATGTTTATCGGATAGATGGTCTTTGGGGAAATATGAATTTTCCAATTATGTATAGATTTATCCCCGAAATAGATTACCAATGGGAAGAAAAAAATTTAATACCATGTAATCAACCAGGGCCCACGGAAGACAGTTCAGTACCTCTTTTTTCATATGCAAACTTAACAGAGGGTCAGAGAATGCGAAATTATGGTGATTTTATGCTAACAAAAGATTACAATAATTATATAACAAGAATGCACTATAAAAGCCTTTTTGACGACGAAATACGACTTGAGAGGTGGATTGATTAATGGCACCTGGTATTACAAGTTATAAACATCTTAATAAAATTCTTATTGAAGTATTAAAGAAAATAAATAAACCGATGACAGCTAGGGAGATAGATGATTACATTTTCAATCATTATAGAACCAACAAGATACATGTTAATGCAATAGTCATCGCTAAACGATTACAATTTTTACCCCACGTCGAAAAAACGACAAAACGTAAAGGTGTGTATGTATATCAATATTCTACTTAATCTATCGATCGACACTTTTAAATAACGCTTTCTAAACTATTCTTATTAATATTAGTTTTAAAAGTAATTTTCGAAAACCCCGAATTCACCCACAAGGAGGGATATAATGGTTCGAAAAAAAGACATGACTACTTTTTCTATTCACACAAAATTAAATGCTGGAGAACCACTCCCAGACAACAGTGGAATACCCATAGAAGGGTTCTGTATTCACAATGGTCTATTTAAAGAAATTGTTGAAGTACCCAAAACAGAATTGGGTAATGCAGAAAAAACTGTTGAAAACGCTCAATTTCGAAAGAATCATGGAGATGAGGTAGAAGATGTTATTGGACGAGTTACATTTGCAAAACTTGGATTTGACTCTCTAGCTCAAAAAGATGGAGTATATTATAAAGCATTTATCGATCAAGATGAAGCAAAAATAGCAGGAAAGGTAGCTAAAGGTTTAGTAAACGATGTAAGTATCGGTTTTGATTTTTACCCTGAATGTAGTGAATGTGGAGAAGATTTTAGAGGTTGTCCACATTGGTTTGATGAAGCCCATATAATTGCAAGGAATGTAGAAGTATTTGAACTTTCTTTAGTAACACGTGGGGCAGATGCCGACGCAACAGCCAATATTCAACAATTCATGGCACAATTTAATGATAAACCACATAAACCTGAAGAAAATATTAAAGAAAAAATGAATCTCACAAAAGGAGGAAAACTTATGGCAGAAGAAGACAAAAATGCTGTAGATTTAGGCGACGTTGTTGAAAAATTAACTGCTAGCCAGAAAGAAGCTTTAAAAGCTCAACAGTTAGCAGACGCAAAAACAAAAGAAGCCGAGGACTTAGCTAAAAAGCTTAAAGCTGCTGAGGAAGAAAAACTTGCTCTTGAAAAAGACAAAAAAGATTTAGCTTCCAAAAACGAAAAACTCGAAAAAGATCACAAAGACGCTACAAGTAAACTAACAGAAAAAGAACTTTCAGACAAAAAACTGGATGTTGAAAAACTTGTTGAAGCAGAAATCGCACGTAAATTAACAAAAGAGTCCGATAAAGACTCTCGTATTGAAGAATTAATGGGCGTAGACCAAACTGGTTTAGATGTAGCAAAAGACTTAATTAACAAATTTAAAATGCCAAGAACTAATGATCCAAAAATCCCACCTGTCCAAGGAATTGAAAAATTCTTAGACAAAGACGGACAACTTGATTTAGGAAATAAGGCTGTACAACAAAGATTTGTTCATGATATCTTCAGATATGATAGAGTATTCCAAGAGGCTCCAGACAAAGAAATTCCTGGACAAAGCTACATGGGATTCTATTCACATTTAGAAGATAAAAAAATGAAATTAACAAAATAAGGTGATTATTAATGCCAACAGAAGTACAACCAGGTATAGCAATTAAATATGTTGCTGGAGAAACCGCATCTAACGTTGAAGGTAAAGTTGTGGTATATGGAGCCGAAGAAGGAGAAGTAGTAATCGGTCAAGATGGTGATACAAAATTCGCAGGTGTTATCATATCCGTAACTGGAGCAAGAAGTGAATCCAACGCTATAGGTGTTATCGGCATGGAAGAAGGAGATAATATCGGAGTAGTAAACGACGGTATTGTTGAATTAAAAGCCGAAGGAGCTATAGAATTTGGAGATGCTTTAGCTATCGCAAATAATGGTTTAGTAAAAGCTTTACCAGCAGTAGACCACACAGCAACAGCATCAGATATTATGAAAATTATAGGAAGAGCACAGGAGGACGCTGCGAACGGAGACGTATTCCAAGCTCTGATCTTCGCAAGAAAATAGAGGTGTTAACATGGAAGATTTAAGAACATTCGCAGACGGCGGATTTACAACTGCTGATATCAGATGGGAAATCTACCTAGAACGAACCATCATGAGATATATCGAGTCCAAAACTGTAATGAGAAATTACTGTTTCTTATACCCACTACAACCTAACACTTTCCAAGTAAGAATACCAAGAAACTATGCAACAGGTCTTGCTGTGGAACTTGCTGAAGGGGTAGAAGTACCTGTCGTAAGACAAGTAACTGACAGTTTCGACTTATCCGTAATCAAATACGGTACCGGAGCTGAAATGACCGATGAAGCCAAAGAAACTGATTGGCTTGGAATTTTAGGTCAGGAACAAATTGTAGAATCAGCAAAAAGAATGCTTCGAAAAGAAAATGCTGATATATTAGCAGTATTATTAGCAGGAGCAGGACTTTCAGGAAACTCTGGAACTGCTGGAGTACTAAAATACGAAGATTTAGTATTAGCACAAACCGCAATGATCAACGCTCTACGTGACCCTGATCTTGTTCTAGTGAACGCAGATCAATATGCTGATTTAAGAATAGATGAAAGATTCACAGATGTTTCCAAATCCGGAAGCGACCAAACTCTACGAAGAGGAGTGGTTGGAAGAGTAGCTGATATGGATATCGTAATTCTACACGAAATGCCATCAGGTACTGCTGTAATGATAGATACAGACGAAAACCCATTATGGTTCGTACAAAGACAAGGAATGAAGATCGGACGTTACAGAAATGAACGAAGACAGCTTGATGGATTCGTTGTAACAGCATGGGCAAAACCAGCCGTTGTGAAACCTGACTGCATATATAAAATATTAAATTGTTAAAATTTATATTTTTTTAATTATTTTTATAAAAGGAGAGATTAATTATGGCAAGAAAAGCCTCTTCAAAAACAGAGACTCAAAAAGAAGTAGAAGAACCAAAAACTTATAAAATAAGGTTTGAAACTGAGAGCGGACTGCCTATTTCCTTCAGGGATTTTGGATTGGAATATACAAAAAATGTGAAAGGAGATATTATTACTCATACTAAATTAGGCCAACCTTTCGAAATAAAGAACGGAGAAACCTTAGAATTAGATGAAGCAACTTATAAATATCTTAAAGAAAAAGGAGCTATCTTATCTCCAGTAGAAAAAGATGCTAGAGAAAGATTACGAAGAAAAAAACTGCGAAGAAAGTCAGTTAGAGCTGAACCTAAAAAAGATTTCCAAACATGGAACAGAGAAACCAAAAACGCAGTATTTAATCACCTACCTTTCGATGTGGTGGATGAATAATGGCACCAGATGACTTTATTGATTTAGATTATGTACGTAAAGCTTTAGGGTTAAATAACGTAATCAAATTTGATGAAGTCATTGCTGATGTCCTTTTACCATATACTTACTTGACATTCAGTCAATTAGGTATTACAGAAGATAATCTAGTTCAATACACAGAACAACAAATATCCCTTATTCAGCAAGCAATATCTGCGAATATAGGATGTTTTTTAGTTAAGAAAGACCCCGAATTCGGACAAAAATACAATGTTTGGAAAGTGGGGAATGTAAGTAAAGGATTCTTACGAAGAAATAAAACTGATATCCCACATTGGTGTGATTTCTATACAGAACTCTTATTATATGTAGATGATGCATTAGGAGTAAGCCATGCGGGAACAGCGACTAGACCGGGGCTTAGTAATGAGTATTCTGAACCTTATTGAGGAATTAACCTACGAAGGAGAAAAATATATTTTACAACATAAAGAAATTCCAGATGGAATCATCAGGGAAGACTCTTTCGGAAGTGTAAAAAGAACATATGTAGACAAACAAGAATTAATTGGAGTCATCCAAAAGAATTCTTTTGATCCTCAACGAGATATAGGTCAAGAAGAACGAGCTGATTACTACGGATTTTTCGAAGTAACTTTCCATATCCCAGATCATGACTTAGCTGAGTATAGAATAAAACATATTTTCCCACCTCTAGAAGGTGAAGAAGAAGAAACATTTATTCGATATTTTAGAATTCAAACCATTGATCGGAATTTAAGAAAAGATAATGAGCCAAATCATTATGAAATGACCCTTGAATGGATTAAAACAAACACAGAGATATAATGCCAGAACCACCACTTTTACAATATAAAATGATTCCAGGCCCAAGTTATTATCGGGCTATGAGCTTTTTGGGAAATATTCCAAGAGCAGCCGATACAGTTCCAATGAAGGAAGTTAATAAAGCTGGAAGTGAAATTGTAAGACTTGCACGGCAAAATGTTAATACACGGACAGGAAATCTAGAATCTACTATCCGTGTTGAAATCACAGGTAGAAATCAAATAGTTGTGCGAGCTGGTGGGAAAATGGGGTCAGGAACTCCACCAAAATTTGTAAATTACGCAGCATGGGTTGAATATGGGCATGGTGGCCCACGACCGGCTGGCCCACATCCTTATATGATGCCTGCTATTTTAGCAGTTATGTCGGGGGATAGTGGAACTGGAGATGGCCCTCTTGGCCCTAGAATATTACAAAATATAATACGAGAAGCAAACGTAAGAACAACAATAACAGCTCCAATTATAAGTCGACAAGCCGGTTCTAGCCTTGGTGGGTTATTAGCTTTAAGTGCTGTTGCGATGACAGCAGTATCAGGAATATATGCGGGGATAACTTAATGGTACAAGCAGAAGTTGTAGCAAGAGTTTTTAGAGAAGTATGTGGTGATTATTTTCCAGCAGAATTTCAAGAAAATAAACGTTTTGTACTAACTGTTCCTTTTCCAGAAGGTGGGGTTTATGATGATCCTGATCAAATTATACGAGTCCCAGTATTTATTCGACGTGAAGAAAAAGCTCAATACCCAGAAATAAGAATTAGCCCTTTTATTACATCACCAGAAAAATATCACGGTTATAAATATACTAGAACTGTAGGAGTACCTCCTATGGAAGCTGCTGATCTTTTATATAAAAGAACACGAGTGGACGCAAAAATAATTCGATCAACTTTTCAAGTTGATGTGTATGCAACTGATGAAGTTGAATTATATCGTATCAGAGATGCTTTAAAAGATAGAATACACCGTTTTAATTATGTAGAAACTGCTTCTTTTATTGAAATAGAAGGATGGGAAGAAATAGCTGATAATGTGTATCTCAATGAAGATTACAACCCTGATTTACTACAACTTTATAAAGTTTATGAAGATGGAGTACGATTGACAAAAACTGATGATATTGAAAATACAGTTGGATCATGGAATCTAACGGAAGAAGGATTATATGTTCATCCATATGACGATATAAACAAAATCGAATATTGGGAAATAACCAATGGCGGGCTCACATTATCAGATGGAAACACAATCAGAAGTAAAGGAATTTATAATATTACCACACTTCAATCCCGAGCTTTCGAAGAAGTTGACCCACTTATTGTAAGATGGCTCTTTGTTTTTAGAGTCGATTATTTATCAACTACCGAAATGGATGTAGGTAGAACATTTGGAAAGGTGAATGCAAATGCCAAAAAAAGTTAAAAAAGAACCAAAAGAGCCGATCAAAGCTCTTAAAGAAACTATTCAGAGTATTAAAAGACCTCTTATAGATTATATTAACTTACTGGAAGACCCAGTGAAATATAGGTTCTTAAAAAGAAGATTTAAATTACAAGATGATGATTTACTCACACGAGAAGAATTTGAGAAAAAGAAAAAAGAAATGTATGGAGGTTAATTAAATGGTTTACGATTTACCAAAGGTATTAGTTTCCCATATATACGGATACGTTCTAGCAGTACCCTCACAAGACCAGGTATTCGGCGTAATCGTAGAAACTCATAAAGGAACACCTAACACTCCTGTACTGGTTAGCACACCACAAGAGATGGCCCAAGAATTCGGAATCTCTATGGACGCTTATTGGGGAGTAGGTGGACAGCCACTGCACCTAACAAGAGCTATTTACCAAGGAGTTTATAATGAAGAAACTGGAGCATACCCAAATCCAGCAACCAAAGCAGTTCATTATTTATATGATACTTCAACTACTAAAATACCTGTAATCAAAATAGTAGCTAGAAAAGAAGGTACATACAGAATCTTCCTATCAGGCGGGCCTAATGCCAAAAGAGGAAATGACCTTGTTCTGGAAGAAACTAACTGTCCAACTGAATACTTTATAGGATTACACAACCAGCTTACTCCCCCACAAAAACCTTCTATTCAAAGTCTAGTTGAAAGAATCAACGATCAGTCTTACATAGTAGATGCTTATTTCCAAGCACAACTAATAGCAGCACCAAA